CGTGTTGGCGTCTGATAACCCTGACATTGTAGAACGATCAATAGAAGAATTTGAATATCACGTAGACATGGCTCGATGGATGGGCTATGGCAAAACATTTCAAGACTACAAGATCAATGTACACATCGCAGGACGCCAAGGTCCACCTGGTGTTAGAGCAGCATTGAGCCGCATGACTCCTGAAGCAAGAAACTGTTTGACAATTGAAAACGACGAAATGACCTGGGGCATTGACTCCAGCATAGAATTGGTAAATGACTGTGCCTTAGTGCTTGACATTCATCACCATTGGGTAAAAACTGGAGAATACATTGAAGCTACTGATGACCGTGTTAAAAGGATTGGCGATAGCTGGCGTGGTGTTAGGCCTGTTATACATTATAGTGTATCACGGGAAGACTGTCTTATTGACCATCCCGGACACATCCGTCCCGATCTTCCGTCCCTCTTAGAGCAAGGTTACAAAAAAGCCAAACTTCGAGCACACAGTGGATTTTATTGGAACACTGCGGTAAATGATTGGGCCTTGACATTCTTAGAATCGTTTGACATGATGTGCGAGTCAAAAGCGAAAAATCTCGCAAGTTTTGCACTTCATCAACGAGCACTAGAAAAGGGATTAGTGGGTAATTGATTCTGGTACAATTTGCTCCTTGGAGTGATCCACACCTAATAGACTACTTTGTTGATCGTGTGATGACGCCTGTGCGTGAAAACGGATCGTGGGATTACAGTGATTTTCAAGATGGTGATCCTGTAGAACTGCGCAAGAAGTTTTACACTATTGCTAAAGAATTAGGATATCCTATGGAAATAGGCAAGGATGCCCGTGCTACACTTTACCTTTGGATGGACGAAACTATATTAGAACAAGAAGTTAAAAGCCATAAAAAAAGCCCTTAACGGGCTTTTCTTTTATTTAGACTTTTTAGTAATTTTTTTAGCAGGAGCTTTTTTAACTGCTGCTTTTTTAACTGCGGGCTTTTTAGCCGCTGGTTTTTTCTTAGCTGCTGTTTTAGCCTTAGGTTTAGAAACTGTTACAGTTTCGATTGCTGGTGTGCTAATACCAAAAAGTTTTTTTAAAAATAAAATCATTTTGTTTCTCCTTGTGATATTATTTACATCATGTTAAAATAGTTAAATACAAATATGACTTTAGACTTTATTAAATGGACCACTAATCAACCTGTGCTTACTGAAGCAAAAGAAGAGGGTAAATTAGTGCAAGAAAAACTAAAATACGCTAAAGGCGATTTAGATCCCTGCGTCTCTGAAGATACTATCAACTATCATTACGGAAAATTAGCCCGTGCTTATGTAGATAGATATAATGCAGGAGAAGGTGATCCAGACTTTAATGCAGCAGGTGCACAATTACATAATATATTATTTGCACAATATCAAATTCCAAAATCATCAAATCAGCCCGTAGGAATTTCTAGTGAATTCATAAGCGAGCATTTCGGTGATTTCGATAAGTTTAAAGAAGAATTCCTAAAAGTAGCAATGGGAATACAAGGTAGTGGATGGGCCTATCTTGCTAAAAATGGTAGTATCAAAACTATCAAAAACCATCAAACAAGGAGCGATATAGTCTTACTGATCGATTGGTGGGAACATGCCTGGGCATTAGATTATCAAAGTGCCAAAGACAAATACCTAGAAAATCAATGGAAGATTATAGATTGGTCAGTAATCAATGACCGTTTACATGGAGGATAATTTATGTTATCAACAATTTTATTAGTTTTAGTAGGTTTATTAATTGGCTGGAATACCACACAACCAGCGGTAGTAGCAAATCTTGTTGCTAAAGCAAAAGATCTACTAGGAAAGAAATAATATGGCATATTCAGAAAAGGTACTAGATCATTATGAGAATCCTCGCAATGTAGGTAGTTTTTCTAAAGAAGAACCAAACGTCGGCACAGGTATGGTGGGAGCACCTGCCTGTGGTGATGTTATGAAACTACAGATTAAAGTTGATGACACTGGAGTTATTACTGATGCGAAGTTTAAAACTTATGGTTGCGGTAGTGCTATTGCCAGTTCTAGTCTTGTCACAGAGTGGCTCAAGGGCAAGACACTTGACCAAGCAACTGCAATTAAAAACTCAGATATCGCTGAAGAACTCTCGTTACCGCCCGTCAAAATACATTGCTCGGTGCTTGCAGAAGATGCGATTAAAGCAGCGATAAAAGATTATCAAACCAAACATGATCTCGTTAACTGAACTAGCTGCAGAAAAAGTTAAAACCCAGCTAGAGCATAGGGGAAAAGGACTAGGTATCCGTGTAGCCGTTAAAACTACTGGATGCTCTGGACTTTCTTACGTTATGGAATATGTAGATGTCCCCTTGCCAGAAGACACGAGCTTTGTTAGCCGCAGTATACACGTATTTGTAGATCCTAAAAGTCTAGTTTATGTAGATGGAGTTGAAATGGATTGGGTTCGCAATGGACTTAATGAAGGGTTTGATTTTAAAAACCCTAATGAAAAAGCTCGCTGTGGTTGCGGCGAGAGCTTTACAGTTTAATATCTACCTACTGGTAAATCTGTACTAGCAGGCATATCCCATATTTTCTTCTGTTCAACACCTTTACGTTGAGCAAATCTCTTAGGATCACACTCGCTGCATACATGGAAGTAGTTGTTACTTAAACGTTTAGCATCCATGTGTTTCAAATCTCTATTAAATTCTTTATCACAATTATCACATCGTAAGACAGCTACGGTCTTATAGCGATAGTATTCATGTGATGTACCTAGCTTGCTGACCCTTGTATAAGCGTTTTTTGTACGATGTTTTCTTAAGAACATATACGTATTTACATTCGGCTTACAAAATATTCGGATAAATATTTTAGCAATCATTTATCGTAGGGTATACCATGGCACGTAAAATTATAGATATCGGTACAGTAGGTAATGATGGTACCGGGGACAGTATTCGAGACTCGTTCCGCAAGGTCAACGACAATTTCAGAGAGTTATACAGTTCATTAGGGCTAGGAGAAGGATTAACTTTCGTTGGTTTATCCGACGTATCTCCAAATACCTATATAGGACAAAATGATCCAGATACAGGATCTACTCCGCTAGTCACAGTTAACAATACAGAATCAGGATTAACATTTAAAAGATTAGTTCCTGGTGTGGGTATTGGTATTGATTTCACAGCCAACGGTGGTAGTGAAATTGTAATTAATTCCGAATTCTCAGAAATTTCAGCAGATACAAGTCCGCAACTAGGCGGCAATCTATCAGCCAAATCAGGTACTAATCAATATCGCATCAGAGATTTAGTTATTCCGATAACCGACGATGAAGCTGCTAACAAAGATTACGTTGATACAAAATTATCAAGAGCTGGTGTTGATGCTATCGACCCTGCCACAGGATTTGTCACAACATCATTAGGCCGCATGAGCGGTCCTTTATTACTTTCTCGAGATCCAGAACCAGAAGACGATGAACTATACGACGGGCTGGTTGCTGCTACTAAACGATATGTTGATAACTCAGCTTTTGGTTCCGTAGCCAATTTATATGTTGCTACGTCAGGTCAAGACGAAAGAACCGGCGTTAGCAAAGAGTTCCAAGGTCGTGCATTAGCCTACGCTTATCTTACAATTGAAGCAGCATTAAAACGCGCAGAAGAATTATTATTAGAATCACGTGTAGAACTAGGTCCTTACAAAAAACGCCTAACCTACGGTAACGGAGTCTTTCCTTGTACATTAGATAAGATCGATACATCGCCCACATCTGGCAGTTTATTCGACGGTACTGTTGAAATGAGTGTCGATACAGCTACTCTAAATGGTATCGGTACTAATTATTTCCCTGGCGACATTTTAACTATTTCTGGTGGTACTATTCCATTGGGTGGCGAAGCATGTCGAATTGAAGTTTTAACAACCCTTACAACTCCAGGAGCTATTTCTACATTTAGAATAGTTTCTTCTGGGGTGTACGGAGATCCAACTTTACCAGGTCCTATAGGAGTAGTAACTACTATATCAACCTCAGCAGCACCAGCTTTGATCGGTGCTATTGGTACTGGGGCTACGTTTGATGTTACTTACAAAGTAAACAGTGTTAATATTACTAACCAAGGGTCTGGATACAGTTTAGTATCAGTACGTATCGAAGGCGGTGGTGGTGCAGGTGCGTTTGGTACTGCTGAAGTTATTGGTGGAAAAGTAGTTGGTATAACAATCACCGACCAAGGTAGTGGCTTTACTAGTATTCCTACACTATCTGTTGACCTACCTCGATTCTTTGTATTCACAAATAACCAAAGAACGGATTTCACAGGTGATGTTTTAAGTGGAACTCCTGAATCATTCCGTGGCAGAGATATCCGAGAAGGATTATATTTACGTGGTGAAACATCAGGTGCATTGGCACAGATACTAGCACACAGTGGTGAACTTTCTACAGGTGCTGGATCATATCCAGTAGGTACGGCCGGTAGTGAAATATTTGATGTTGATATACAATACGGTACATTTATTGAAGGTGAAGAACTTTCCTACGGTGATGTCACAACACTGACACAAATTTCTGTATTGATTGAAACTGGTATTTACGAAGAAAACTATCCGTTGAAGGTTCCGCGAAACGTTGCTATTATTGGTGACGAATTTAGACGTGTAATTATTAAACCACGTACAGGCACCAGTTCAAGTCCTTGGGCATTTAAAAAATTCCGTAGAGATTTAAATATTGACGGACTAACAATCGCTGAAAACTTATATGCCTATCATTATCTAGAAAATACTGAAAGCCCAGTTTATCCCCCTATTAAAAACAAAGGTAACTATGATGCTGCGGCAGCATTGATAGAGTTGAATCGTTCATTCATGCAAGAAGAAGTTATTGCCTGGATGGACTATCAGATTCTTAACAACATCGCTCCATTCACTACTACTTTTCCTTATGATAAATCATTATGTAAACGTGATGTAGGATTATTAGTTAATTCTTTCATATTCGATTTGAAATATGGAGGATATGATAGAACTATCTCAGCAGCTTTAAAATATTACCAAAGTCCTAGTGCTCTAGTAGCTATCACTGCACAATTATCAGCATATGAAGCTGTATTAGGTTATCTAGAAAGCCTAATGCTAAAGATTATTGATAATACAGAAATTGTTCCAGTGTATCAAGATCTATTTTCTCAGATCATCGATCGAGCATTCACATCAGAAACTGAACCTATAACATGTACTATCAGTTACAGTACTCCTGCTGATATCGTTACTTTAGATTCTGTAACGTTAACTCCTATAGCACATGGATTACTAGAAGATGACCCTGTAGAATTTTCTTCAACCGGCTCGTTACCAGATGGTATAGTAGATGGACTTAGATATTATGTAATCGGTTCAGGATTAACATCTACATCATTTAGAGTTAGTACAGCCGAAGGCGGTACTGCTGCATTTACTACATCGGCAGGATCTGGAACACACACAGTAAACACTGGTGCTAGCAGTGTTATTACATCATTATTAAAAGCATTTTTTGATGTGATTGACGGGTCAGGATCAGTTAACTATCCTAAAGATAATGATAAAATGGATGTGTTCTTGGCCAATGACGCAAACATTGTCCGTGCTGTAACCTGTCAAGGTCATGGTGGATTTATGATGGTTCTAGACCCGACTGGTCAGATCCTTGCCAAATCACCATATGCTCAAGAGTGTGCTAGCTTTTCTAAATCAATTGATGCTCAAACATTCGCAGGTGGTATGTTCGTTGATGGTTTCTCAGGAAACTTACAATTTACTCACACAGCCAGCGCATCAACCACAAGGATTAGTATTGCTAGTCTAGAGAGACTACCTAATCTACCAGCTTCATTTATTGTTGATGACACTGTTCATAGAATTAACTATGTTCGAGATTTTACATATAACAAAGCAGGATCTACAGCTACTTTAGTCTTAGATGAAACAACTCCATTTGTTAGAACTCCTGGATCGCAGATCTCTACTATTAGTATAGGATCACCGGCTATCATTACCAAAGCGGATCATAGATTACAAGATGGCGCTATTGTTAAGTTCTCAACCACTGGAACATTACCTACAGGATTACTACCTAACAAAGAATATTATGTTCTAGGTGCAGGATTAACTAATAATACATTTAGAGTTTCTGGTACATTTGGCTCATCGATTCCTGTAACAACCACAGGTGCTGGTTCAGGAACTCACTCATATCAACGTATCTATGAAATATTAATGCCTGGTAATCGTTCTATGTTGGCCAACGACTTTACGCAGGTCAACGATATGGGATATGGTGCTATCGCACAAAACGGTGGATTGATTGAACTTGTTTCAATGTTTACCTACTACTGTTATGTTTCTTACTATTCTAACAGAGGTGGTCAAATCCGTTCTGTAGCTGGTTCTAGTGCTCATGGTGTGTATGCGTTAGTTGCTGAGGGATCAGACCCATTAGAAATTCCAACACCAACAGAATCATTTGATGATCTAGGACAACGAGTAATTTGTTATGCTCCAAGTCCATCATACTTTAATGCGTCAAATGGGTTATTTGTTTATGTTTGGAAATACAATCACCAACCATTGGCCAGTTCAGAACTTGAAGTTGACCATGGTAATGTAATTTATAGATATCCAATTACATCAGTATCGACTACAGATTTACCACCAGGAGTAACTAGATTAAACTTAACCAGTGACCCGACTGGTAACTTCACTGGGCTGTTTGACCAAATACTCGATGGCGAGAAAATGACCTTGCGATCAAATGCTAATATAGTTTTAACAGGCAGTTTAGTAGACGTTGCTGTTAGACCATCAACTGGCTTAAGGTTAAATGAATCAAGCACAGACGTTTATCGTGTACTACAATTTGAAGCATTAGAAGAATCAACTACTGGCGCTCTACCTACAGGGTATGGGCCTTATGAGATTTCTGTGGACACAGGCACTAATATCTTACAAGTATTAGCGACTATTGTCACTGTAGGTTATGAGTCCGATGATGTTACTCCGGCAGCTAATCTCTGTCGAACATCTGTTAATCATAAATTAACATTAGGTGATACGTTTGTACCTACATCAACTGCAAATGGGCTGACTAGTGGAACTACATATTATGTTGTTGATATTCCTAACTATGATGAGTTTTATCTATCGACGTCAATAAATGGATCTGTTGAATCCTTATCTAGTGGTACTGGATTATCTATTAAAGGCGTTAAGCCGCACGGACTTTTAGAAAATTTTACTATTGGTTTTGAAAGTTCGGTAACATTACCTAGCCCGCTAGTTGAAGGAACTATATATTATGTAATTTCGGATAATCTAACAACAACACAGTTCCAAATTTCTACAATCAAGAACAGTAGTGCTTTAGATATCACTACCTCAGGTACTGGAATCCATACCTATGCGATGTTAGGGTTAACTAAAACCACTATCAGAGAAAACTATGATTTCTTAGATCTTACTCTTTATCAACCAGGCGAAGCTGTTTATCTAAGTACATCAATAGCCACAGTATCTATAGCTAGTCCGGGAGTTGTAACTACTATCTCTGCTCATGAACTAGCAGCAGACGATTCCGTAATATTTTCTACCACAGGAGTATTACCTACAGGTATAACATCCGGTGTTAGATATTATGTGATAAGTGCAGGGTTAACATCTACATCATTTAGACTCAGCAGTACCCCAGGTGGATCAGTAATTAATACTTCCGGCACACAATCTGGTACGCATTCATTTACAAGAGGTGGTAGATCAAGCACTGTTACTGTCGCTAGTCCGGCCGTGGTATCAACAGTTAGCAGTCACGGGTTATTAGCTAATGATAAAATACAATTTACAGCAGTTGGTGGAACATTACCAATTGGAATTTCTGAATCTCTTAACTATTATGTGCTATCCTCGGGATTAACAGGAACTAGTTTCCAAGTTAGTACTTCAATAGGCGGTGCCGCTGCTAATACAACAGTAGTAGGGACAGGAACTCCTCACTTTACTAAAATAGGTAATACCTGCACGATCAGCGTAGGTAGCCCTGCAACCATAACAAAAACATCACATGGATTATCAATTGGTGATGTAATTAAATTTGAAACCACAGGATCATTGCCTGTTGGTATCAGTTCACAGGGTCAATATTTTGTTAGATCAACAAACTGGACCGCTAACAGTTTTGAAATATCTGTAGAACCTGAGGCGTTAGTTTCTTCAGTTGCAGTTGACACATCAGGTTCACAATCAGGTCAACATTATTTCAGTAGAGTAACTGGCCGAACAGGTGACAGCAGCATTGCTGTAGTCGCTCTAGGTTCAGGTGATGTTCCAAGAGCAGACGGAACTAAATTTGTATGGAAAGGTGAAGAATACACTATAGTTGATTATCAACCTGAAACTCTTACTAACAAACCTTATGGTAGATTGTTACTCAATAGACCATTTGTAGACAGTATTATTGATTACGGTTCATCTTACACTATTCGATCAGCTGTGTCTAAACGATCAACCGGCGCAGCAGGTTCGTTGACTATCCGTATTTCTTTAACACGTGTAACAGGACACGATTTACTAGAAATTGGTACAGGATCCTATGCTGATACAAACTATCCAAACGAAATATACGGACCAAGTGTTAACGCATTAAACGATGACAACGAAGTTGACGAACGTGATGTAGGTCGAGTATTCTATGTGACTACCGACCAATTTGGTAACTTTAACGTTGGTCCATACTTCCGTGTTGACCAAGGTACTGGTCGAGTAACTTTTGCATCAGCAATCGCGTTAAGTAACCTAGACGGTATTGGGTTTAAACGAGGCGTACCTATCAGTGAATTTTCAACAGACTCAGGTTTCTCAGATAACGCCACTGACACTGTACCAACAGAAAATGCTACACGTATCTATGTCGAACGTAGATTAGGTATTTCACATGATGGTGCACCAGTTGCTGCTGGTTTGTTAATTCCTAGTGTAACAGGTGGATATATGGCCTTAGATGGTCAATTGGCCATGAAAGCCAATATGGACCTCGATGGCAATAAGATTGTCAACGTAGGAAATCCAGTAAGTCCATTAGATGCAGTTAACCTACAGAGTTTGACTTTTGATAACTTCCAAAACTTCAGTGGTGGTGATTTATTCGCCAATGATATTTTAGTTTTCACTGGTGATGGTGCTGAAGCTGTTAATGCTACAGTAGTAGGTGACATTACTCTTGATATTGACTCAACAGCAAATACAGTTGACGCACAGATTAATCCTAATGTTATCTTAGATGCTGATGTTAATACCAATGCTGACGTTCTACAAAGCAAGTTATTATTAAATCTATCTACTACTAGAGCAGCAGCCCCAACAGGCACAGCTAGAGACAAGCAGGCTGCTAGCGGTGTGGCTAGTTTTGATAACATTGAATTTACCATCACCGATGGATGGGTAACATTAAAAACAGCAACTACAACAGCTAATGGTGTTGCACCTAGCAAGTTACAATGGCTTCCGGGAACTAGTGTTCTTGGAAATCCAGACATTGGCCTTAATGGCAATGTTGAATCTGTGCAATTTAGTCAGGTTGTTAATCTAGGTGAAGGTGTCAGAAAAGATCAATATGGTCAATATGGTGCTTCTACCGGAGTTTTACGCAGAACTACTTCTGGAGCATTAGATACAGCATTTACAACAATAGATGTAGCTGTTGGTACAGCACTAGCACCCGAAGGTAATAAACTTATCTTAAGAAATGCCTCTGGTAACTTTGGTGCTAATATTGGTGACTTAAGTCAATTATACATTGATGGTAAACTTGCTATTGACAGTGCTGTTACATCTGGAGTAGGTACTAATGGATATTTCCGCTTATACGGTTATACTGGAAATGGCGGTATATTAATTCAAGACGGTGATGATCCATCAAATAGAAAAACTTCTTATTGGAATAACCTCCACGCATTTAAAACCAGAGATGGGTCTACTGATGGTGATATCACAGCAAGAAGTGTTCAGTGCCAATCATTAACGACAGGTGGTAATATCACTAACGGTGAAATAACAGGACGCTGGACCTTAACTGGTACAAGCCCTAATGAATCAAGACTACAGGCAACTTACTCAGCTGACTTGGCAGAAAACTACGAAGGCGACAAATTATATGAAGTTGGTACAGTTCTTGTATTTGGCGGTGACAAGGAAGTTACTATAACTAATGCCAAAGGCGATACTCGTGTAGCAGGGGTTGTTTCTAACACTGCTGCCTACACTATGTATGAAGCATGCCCAGGACATAAAAACTTAGTTGCTCTACAAGGACGTGTGCCTTGTCGAGTAGTTGGTAAGATTACAAAAGGTGATATCTTGATCACAGCAGGTATTCCTGGAGTTGCTATGGCAGCCACAGGTGATGTTAAGGTTGGAACTGTTGTTGGTAAATCACTAGTAGACTATGATTCAGATCATATTGGAACAATTGAAATTGCGGTAGGGAGAACATAATGACAGCGGTTTTTATAGGTTCAATCACAGGAACAACCCTAACTGTAACTTCGGTTACATCCGGGTCTATTGGGATTGGAAATGCGTTGTACGGAACAGGTATAACTCAGGGAACATTTATTACATCAGGAAGTGGTACTAGCTGGATTGTTAATCAATCTCAAACATTAGGTAGCACTACAATAACTGCTAATTCGTTTAATAATAATATTACTCCGGGAGCTCCTCCACTATTATGGAGTGAAGTACAAACAGCGTTTACTAAAGTAAACGAAAACTTTGACGTATTAGTAGCAACAGTAGGAGGTGGTGCTGGATTAATCCCGATAGATTTTGAAACATTAGATACTAGTGTTAGTCCTACTATTGACAGTGAATACTCGTTAGGTAGCAGCACAAATAAATGGGCCAATGTTTATACATCTGAATACTCAACTGTTCCTGGTGAAGAATTAAACGGTGTATGGTTAGGTACTGCACATATCAAAGGAATTGGTGGAACTGTTGATCTACCCCTTTCATCAACTATCGATGGCAGTTTAATCATTGACCCAACCAAGACAACATTTAAAATTGTTAATGTAGAAGGTGAAGGTGAAATAATAGCCAGCTCATTTACAGACACATTAAATTTCGTCAATGGTACTGCTATACGATTAACTGTTAATTCAGGTTCAGATAGTATTATATTCGATAATACAGGTGTTATCAAAGTATCAGGTACTGTTGGGCAGATTGGTGTAACTTATACAGGTGCTGAAATAGGTACTGGTGAAATCACCTTAACTAATGATGGTGTAGTTTCTTTACTGAGCACAACTGCATTACCATCTGGTAGGACTGAGGGTGTGGGTATTAATATCAATGCTGCCAATGGTAGCAATATTAAAATTACCAACACTGGCGTATTATCTATTTCATCTGTTACCGCAAGTTTAACAGCCACACTAAATGCTGCCACAGGTAATGTTGAATTAGAAAATTTACTTCCAGCATATCCTGCATTTGGTAACATAGTTGCAAATGCTGGTTTAATTTCAGCAGTTGGTAGCAGTAGCGGAACAACCTTAAACATTACACAAGGATACGGTATTGCGTTATCCACAAACAATACAACAAAAACATTGACTATTGCAGTTGATCCAGTATTTGATCTTAGAGGTTCAGTGTTTGCAGATGATTCCACTGTGATGGTAGATGCTGTGAGTGGCACACTACGAGGTATATTCATAGGCTCTGTGTTTACAGATAGTTCTACTCAGATCATAGATGGCAACACTGCCACAGTCTACGGTAACATAGAAGCTACAACATTGAGAACCAGTGAAGAAAAGATAGCACTAGGTGAAAATGCCGGTTTAAATCAAGCCTATCGTGCAGTTGCCATTGGTGCATCAGCTGGATCAGAAGATCAAGGCACCCGTGCAGTCGCTATAGGAGGACAGGCAGGTGAACTTAGACAAAGCAACTACGGAGTGGCTGTAGGAGCATCAGCAGCATATTTTGAGCAAGGTGCTAGTGCGGTTGCCATAGGTGACAATGCTGGTCAATCAAGTCAGGGTAACTATGCGATCGCTGTCGGACATTATGCAGGACACAATAATCAATCAGCAAACAGTATTATCTTAAATGCCAGCGGTGCTATACTCAACGGCGCAGCAGCTGGATTCTATGTTAATCCTATTCGATCAACCACAAGTTCAGCTAGACCTGTTGTTTACAATACCACAACCAAAGAATTATTTTATACATCAACATTAGAGTTTATTAACAGTACAATTTCGACCACTGATTCCAGCAGCATAACGGTTGATGTGCTGACCACATTCAATTCAGATGTTGTTGTTGAAAATGATATACAATTATCAACTGTTGAATCTAGTATCAGAGGAACAAACAAAATTAAATTTGTTCCAAGCGGTGCAGACGAACTATCATATAACGTTAGATTAGAAGTTTACAGTGAAAGTACCATCGAGCCAAGATTGGCCTTAGATACTCCAGAGGGTGTTGACTTAACACTGTCATCTGGAATGGCAGGAATCGTTATATCTAAAATTAACGGACGTGTAAATTTAGCAGCAGGCAATAATGCGTTTATTGTTAGAGAAAATGGGTCATGGGCAATGACTCCTTTAGACGCGCCGCCTATAAGTCCCACAGTAGGTATGTATATTGCAGACTGTACTAATTGGGATCCAGCATCTAAAGCAAACGGAAGACCATACCCTGTGTGGTATGACGGTGTTGTATTCAACGCATTGTACTAATTGGAGCGAATAAATGGCAAAACAAAATATTAACGTAGGTACCACAGCTAACGACAAGAAGGGCGATAGCCTACGTGCTGCCTTTGTAAAAGTAAATGCTAACTTTACAGAACTGTACACAGCACTGGGATTAGCCGATACAACATTAAATCTAGGGGCTTTTACATTTACCGGTAGTACAATGAGTACTGATGACAGTACTCCTATCGTTATTGATCAAGCAACAACAATCACTAGCGATTTAACTGTAAGTGGAGATATAGTTCCTGGTGTAGCCAATGGTGGTAATTTAGGTAGTCTTGCTAAACCATTCCGTAGCCTATATGTCAGCAACAGCACAGTTTTCTTAGGTGGTGTTCCTTTAAGCCTAGAACCAGGAACCAATGAACTAAGAGTTAATAATATACCTATTAGTCAAAACATAACCTACGCAGACATCCCTAACGCTCCCACAGATGTGTCAGACTTGACTGACACAGGAAACTTATTAGGTGGTGGAGACGGTGGCGGATTATCTATTACAGACTTTGGCCTAGGCTTTACTGACTCACTAGATGCTGGAAAAATCACCACCAGCAAACTGTACAATGAAAATCCTAACCAGGGACTCAACAACCTGTATGTACTGGAAGTCACCAATGGCGGTGTTGTGGCATTGCCAGATGGTAGCATTATCAACGGTGCTACCCTAAAAACCGTAGCAGGCAACTATGCTGGTATCACAGCAGGACCCGCAAGTCCAGCAGGCAAGGATGAAGATTCGTGGGTATGGGTTGATAACGATGGCGCAACTATTGCTACAAAATACAGTACAGATGCTCATACTTGGTCATTTAGAAATGATGGTAAACTAACACTACCAAACGGTTCTACCATAGGAGATGCTGATACTTTCGCTGGTGTCCCAATAACCACATCTCGTGGTACTATATTACTAGGCAATCAAGCAGAGTGTGCAGGCGGTGAAAGTCATTTCCACATAATGAAAGGCGGCCAGCAGGCCATTGATTTGTTCTTGGGT